TCACCGCGGGCACCGTGGTCAAGGCCGTGGCCCTCCACGAGGCCAAGATCGTTCGCGGCGAGGACGGGATCATCGCCACCCTTGACGGGACCGTCACCAGCTACCTCGACGAGACCGCACCGGCCGACGAGACGACCTACACCCTCACCGCCTACTACCTCCCGTCCGAGACGACGTCCGACGTGGTGGCTGCCGCCGACCCGCCGCCGACGCCGGCCGACATCGCCTGGAACCTCATCAACCCGCTGGACGAGAGCGTCATCGGCGAGATCGTGAGCGGCGACGAGGTGCTTCTCCCGTTCGCGCTCCAGGCCATCCCGCCGGCCGGGACCGAGAGCGTGCGCTTCTCCGGGACCGGCATGCCCGCCAACCGGATCGAGAACCAGCCGCCCTACGCCCCGTTCCAGGACACGAATGGCGACTACGTCGCAGCCTCCATCTCGGCCGGCCCGGCCACCATCCGGGCCGAGGCGTTCGACGCGGACAACGCGACCGGCAACCTGGTGGCCGACGAGACGCTGTCGTTCACCGTCCTCCCCACCCCGCCGGGACCTCCGCCTCCGCCGCCTCCGCCCCCGCCGCCGGGGGACCAGGCCGACAAGTGGCGCCTCATCCCGCAGAACGTCCGCAGTTGGGTCATCCCGCCCCAGGGCTGGAAGCGGACCGGGCTCGACCTGTTCACGACCGACATCCCGCAGGGCGAGTGGGGCAAGCCCGGCGGCACCTTCGAGTTCCCCGGCATGACCGAGGGCGACTGGCGCTGGCGGGCCACGGCCTACTCCAGCTCGGGCACCGACTCCAGCAAGCGCGGCCACTACTCCGGCAAGGACACCGCGTGGGTCGACGACGGCGAGTTCAAGGAGCACATCCGCTTCGGCGTCAAGGGCGTCGTCCCGTTCGTCCACAACCAGGCGGGGGTCCCGCTCGTCAACCGCCCGCTCCTGGTCGGACCCGAGAAGACCCCGTCCTACTCCGACATCACCCGCCGCCCGGCGTGGTGCATCGACCTGTACGCCAAGTACCCCGGCGGCCAGATCGAGACGTTCAAGTGCGCCCATCTGCTGTGGGGCAGCTCGACGATCGGGACTGCTGGCTACCAGGAGTTCGATTTCCCCGAGATGAAGTTCGGCAACGGCCTGCGCGGCAACGCCTTCTTCCACAACGAGGGGACGGTCGGTGGCCAGGACAGCAAGCAGCTGAACATCGACACCACCCAGTGGCACCTGTATCGGCTCATCTACCACGCCAAGGGCTACAAGGGCCATCCGACCGGCTACGCCGAGGCGTGGCTGGATGGCAAGCTCGTCCTGCGCAAGACGACGAACATCGGGACTGGCTCGCTCTACTACGCCAAGCAGACCGAGACGTACCTGAAGAAGGACAAGATCGCGGGCGAGACGGGTGGTCCGGCGCTCAACAGCTCTGGACCGCAGGGCATCATCACCACTCGCCTGTTCCAGATCTGCGAGCCGGAGTAGGGCTGATGCCCGTGCTCCGGGCCTGCCTCGAGCCGGGGTGCCCAGAGGTGGGGCTGTTCACCCGGTGCGCCTACCACACCCGGGTACGGGATCACCAGCGCAACGCCCGCCCCGAGCGGGTGGCGCTGTACGGTGGCGACTGGCCCGCCGAGTCGCGGCGTATCCGGGAGGCCCACCCCTACTGCGTGGTGATGGGCTGCGACCGGACCGACTTGACGGTGGACCACCCCACCCGGGACGTGCTCTGCCGCCGCCACCACGCGCAACTGGAAGCCCAGCGACGGGCCGCCCGCGGGCTGGCCTGACGCAACGGGGCTTGTACCCAGGGGCGGTTCGGATCTCTGGACCGCTGCGGGCCGCCTACCCCGCGCCAGCCGCGAAAACGCACGGACCGATTACCGCCACCGAGGGCAAATGACGCCATGGGACAACGAGGCAAGGCACCGGCCCCCGTCGCGCTCCGGGTGCTCAAGGGCGAAACCCGCCCGTCGCGCATCGCCAAGGCGCCGAAGCCCACCGATCCGCCGCCTATGCCCGATGACTTGGACGCCGGTTCGGCGCTGGTCTGGACCCGGACCCTGGAGGCCATCGCCACCACGGCCCACATCGGGGCCGGCCATGCGGACACCTTCCGCCACTACTGCGAGGTGACCGCCGCGGCCGAGGCGATGCAGCCGAAGGGCTCGAAGGAGTGGAGGGAGCTTGTCAATATCCACCGTCAGCTCGCCCGTGAGCTCTGCCTCACGCCGGCCACCGGTGCGAGCCTCATCGTCAAGGCCCCGCCGACGCGCAAGCTCGACCGTTTCACGCGCACCGGCTGAGTGCGGCTACCGGGTCTGCGACTTCATCCAGTCTCTGTGCCGCAACTCGAAGGGTCCTGACGCGGGCAAGCTGATCGTCTTGCGCCCCTGGCAGCACGAGATTCTCCATGGCCTGTTCGGCCGCAAGGGCGAGCACCGCCACCGGACGGCCTACATCGGCCTCCCGCGCAAGAACGGGAAGTCCACGATCGGCGCGGCGCTGGCCCTGTACGGGCTGATCGCCGACGACGAGGAGGGCGCCGAGGTGTACTCCTGCGCCGGCGACCGGACGCAGGCGCGGATCGTGTTCGAGGAAGCCAAGCGGATGGTCCTCGCCGAGCCCGAGCTGTCGGCCATCGTCAAGGTCTACCGCTGGCACATGGAGGGCCCGCGCAACAGCATCTACCGCGCCCTGTCGGCCGACGCCAAGCTCCAGCAGGGGCTCAACCCGTCGTTCGTCATCTTCGACGAAGTGCACGTCCAGCCCAACTTCGACCTGTGGACCGCGATGACGATGGGCACCGGCACCCGTGTTCGCCCGCTCGTCATCGGGATCACGACCGCGGGCTACGACAAGACGACCCTCGCGTGGGACCTCTACGAGCGCGGGCAGGCTGGCGAGCTGTTCTTCCGCTGGTTCCAGCCCACCGATCCCAACGCCGACTGGCTCGACCCGGCGGTGTGGGCCGAGGCCAACCCGGCGCTCGGCGACTTCCTGTTCCCCGCCGCCCTGCTCGAGGACGCCAAGCACGAGTCCTCGTTTCGCCGCTATCACCTGAACCAATGGACCTCCACCCATACCGCGTGGCTCCCGCACGGCGCGTGGGACGCCATCGTGTCCGACCGACAGGTCACCGACGAGCCGATCGTGCTCGGCTTCGATGGCGCCTGGTCCAACGACAGCACCGCGCTCGTCGGCTGCACGATCGACAACCCGCACCTGTTCGTCCTCGGCCTGTGGACCCCCGATGAGGCGCTGGGCCATGTCGATCTCGGCCTCGTCGAGAAGGGCGTCCGCGACGCGCTGGCACGCTACACCGTCCGCGCCCTGGCCTTCGACCCGGCCCGCTTCCAGGACTTCTATGCCCGCCTCGAAACCGAGGGCATCCCGGTCGTCGAGTGGCAGACGAACTCCCTGCCGCGGATGGTCCCGGCCTGCCAGGAGTTCTACACCGCGGTCATGGACCGCCGGATCAGCCACGACGGGGATCCCCGACTGGCCCAGCACATCGCCAACGCCGTCCTGCGCGAGGACCACCGAGGGCCACGCATCGTGAAAGAGTCCAAGACGAGTGCCCGCAAGATCGACCTCGCGGTCGCGGCGGTGATCGCCTACGACATGGCCCTCCGCCAGCCGGCCCCGTTCATCAGCAACTACGAGCGCGAGGGGCTCACCTTCTCTGGCCCGCGAGGTTAGTCCATGACCGTTCGCACCCGAACCCGCCTCCAACTGCGGGGTCAGGCCGCCTTCCGGCGGACCATCGGCGCCATCGACCTGACCGACGTGGCCCTCGTCGGCGGCCTCGCCCTGCTGTGGGTCGGCATCAGCCGGATGGCCCCCGGCTGGGAGCCGATCGTGGTCGGCACCATCATCGTCCTGTACGGCGCGGCACCGATGCTGGCCGCCCTGCGGGGCCGCTGATGGGCGTCCTGGTCAAGAGCTTCAAGCAGGGCCTCGGCTGGCCGAACCCCGGCTGGGCGCCGCCGACGGGCACCTCGAAGGGCATCACCGACATCCTCATCACCAACGACACGGCCTTCACCGTCGGCGCCTTCCATGCCGGGGTGCGGCTCATCGCCGAGGACATCGCCGGCCTGCCGCTGGGCGTGTTCCGCAAGGACGGTCAGCGCCGGATCGAGGCGTCGGATCACCCGTCGTACCCCGCCCTCCACGCCTCGCCGAACCCCGAGATGACGGCCATGGTGTGGCGCGAGACGATGATCGGCCACTACCTGAGCTGGGGAAACTGCTACTCCGAAAAGGAGTTCAACGCCCTCAACCAGGTTGTCCGCCTGTGGCCGCTGCGCCCGGACCGAATGAAGGTCGAGCGCGACGACGCGGGGATGCGGGTCTACAAGTACCGGCTGAAGTCGGGTGAGGAGGTCACGCTCCCCCGCCGCAACGTCTTCCACGTCCCCGGCTTCGGCTTCGACGGGCTGGTCGGCTACTCGCGGCTGTCGATGGCCCGCCGGGCGCTGGAGAACGCCATCGCCATCGAGGAGTACGGCCTCCACACCTTCGCCTCGGGCGGCCAGCGGTCGGTCGTCATCAAGCACGCCCAGCAGCTCAGCAAGGACGCGAAGGAGAACATCGTCGCGTCGTGGGATAAGAACCACGCGGGCCTGAGCAACGCCCAGCGGACCGGCATCCTCGACGAGGGGATGGACCTCGAGGAGGTCGGCTTCCCGCCCGAGGACGCGCAGTTCATCGACTCCAAGAAGCACTCGGTCGAGGACATCGCCCGCTGGTTGCGGCTGGCGCCCCACAAGCTGTCGGACTTCACGCGGGCCACGTTCAGCAACATCGAGGAGTCGAACCTCGACCACGTCACCTCCACGCTCATGCCGATCGGCAATCGGTTCGAGCAGCAGTACGACAAGGACGTGCTGGGTGGCGGCGCGTTCTACGCCAAGCACAACTTCGCCGCTCTCCTGCGCGGCAACAGCAAGGACCGCGCCGAGTTCTACAAGGCGATGCGTGAGATCGGCGTCTACACCGACGACGAGATCCGGGCCTTCGAGGACATGAACCCGCTCACCGACGAGGACCGCCAGCGCGTCCTGTGGCCGCTCAACAGCGTCCCGGCCGCGGCCTACGACGACCAGGGCATGACCATGCAGAACCGGGTCGACGCAGTCGGCGTCTTGGTCCGCGCTGGCTACGACCCGGCCGCCGCCCTCGCCGTCCTCAACCTGCCATCCATCGAGCACACCGGCCTGGTGCCGGTGACGGTCACGCTCGACCCGCTTACCGCGCCGACAAACGGAGTGAGCTCCCCAACCTAATGGATTGGGGGCTGGGTGATGCAGCGCCCAGCCCCTACCTCCTGCATGAGGTAGAACCAATGTCCGTACTGAGTGAAGCCGAGGCTGCTCGGCGACAGCGTGAGTGGACGCAACTGAAGCGTTGCGCCGCGTGTCATGTCGAGAAGCCGGGGCACGACTTCCAGTTGTCCAGGAGCCGCAAGGATGGGCTCTACCCATACTGTCGGGAGTGCACGAACGCCAAGGCTCGGGCCTATTACGCCCGAAGGCCCCGAACGCCGGAGGAGCGTGCTCGGTGGAAGAAGCCAGAAAGCGACGAGGCGAAACAGAGGTGGAGGAGGCAGAATCCCACCTGTCCTAAATGCAGGCGTGAGCCGCGTAGGGTGTCCGCATCGGGGGTGATCTCGACCAACTGTCGCTCCTGCTCAATCCGTTTTCGTAGGAAGTGGCGCCGTGAGGCTTCCCCTACGGCGGTACGTCAGTACGACCGGCGCGAGCGCCTTCGGAAGTTGTCTTTGAGTCTCGCTGACTACGAAGCGACGCTCGCGGCGCAAGGCGGCGTCTGCGCCATTTGTGGCGGATTGAACAAGAGCGGCCGCAGGTTGGCGGTGGATCACAACCATCAATGCTGCCCCGGCAAGAACTCATGTGGCCGCTGTCTCCGGGGTCTCCTCTGTTCCCCCTGCAACCAGGCTCTAGGTGGATTTCGGGACGATCCCCTATTGCTCAGGAAAGCCATCGCATACCTAGGTCGCTTCGCGGTCGTTGCCGAGGCGTCCTGAAACTGCCTGCCGGACCCCTCCGGCTGTCCCCCAAGGAGCAACCATGCCTGAGTTCAAATCTGCGCCAGCCCACGACCTGAAGCTGGACGAAAAGGGATCCATTTCGGCGGCTTTCGCGCAGCTGCAGGTGATTGACGCCGACGGGGACGTGACGCTACCGGGCGCCTTCCCGACCAAGGACGTTCCGATGAGCGCCTACGGACACACCTCATGGGACGGCTCCCTGCCCATTGGGAAGGGAACTATCCAGGAGGAGGGCAACTGGGCCGTCTTTCGCGGCCAGCTATTCCTTGAAACGTCCCAGGGCCGCGACGCCTACGAGACCCTGAAAGGGCTTGGCCCCCTCAGCCAGTTCTCGTATGGCTTCAAGGTCACCGACCACTCCTTCGGCACTCAGGACGGCCAGCCCGTCCGGTTCCTGAAGGGCCTCGACGTCATGGAAGTCTCGCCTGTGTTGGTCGGTGCGGGCCGGGACACCCATCTCCTCTCGATCAAGAGCGGCGCCCCGGCATCCGATGCGCCGATGGCCGATCTCCTGGCTTGGTACTCCGAGGCGGAGAAGGCAGTTCTGGATCGGTTCACGAGCCACGCGCTGGCCCGTGCCAGCGAGGGCCGCAAGCTCTCGCGGGCCGACCGCGCCCACCTCGAGGACAACGTCGAGTCCATCGGCGACGTCCTGGAGAAGCTCCTGGACCTGATCGAGGCCGACGACTTCAAAGAGGTCGATCCGGTCACCCTGGAAGTCCTGCTCGGGACCGCCCGAGCCTACGGCGTCGCCATCTGACGACGCTCCCCTATGTAGGGCGCTCTACGCGCCCACCCCACGGAGTACCACACCCATGGCAACCTCAACTGAGCTCGGTCAGAAGCTGACCGAGAAGCGCCGGGAGCACGGCGAGTGGCTGGCCGCCCGCAAGGACGGCGACGGCTACAAGATGTCGTCTGACGAAGTCGCCGAGTTCCACGCTCGCAACGACGAGCTGGCGGTGATGCAGAGCGAGTACGACACCGCCCTGGAGATCGAGAAGTCGGCTGCCGAGAACGCGGCCAAGCTCGCCCCCCAGGGTCGGCTCGTCAAGGACACCGACGCCGAGATCAAGGTCACCGAGCCGGTCGCCTACAAGGCGCAGGTCGACGCGGCCTTCAAGTCGGCGTTCGAGGCCAACGCCTCGATCCTGGAGCGGCTGGCCAAGGGCGGCCGCGGCTCGTTCGCGTTCCAGCTCCCCGGCAACCTGAAGACGGTGCTGGCCACCACGGCCCACGCGCCGCAGGCTGACCGGCAGGGCACCTTCCCGTCAGCCCTGTTCTTCGGTGACACCGAGGACCAGTTCCCCCACGGCTCGACGACCAGCAAGTCGGTCGACTACTACCTCCAGACGACCGACACCGACAACGCGGCCGCCGTCGCCGAAGGCTCGGCAGCCACCGACTCGGCGTTCGCCTGGACGCTGACGACCGACCCGGTCGAGACGATCCAGACCTGGATTCCGATGACCCACGAGGCCATCGCCGACAACGTGGGCCTCCAGTCCACGGTGACCGGGATGCTCGCTCGTCGGCTCCAGAAGAAGTCGAACAACCTGATCCTGGCGGGCGACGGCATCACGCCCAACCCGACCGGCGTGTTCATCCGCACCGGCTTCCAGACCCAGGCCAAGGGCGGCGACCCCGCCTTCGACGCGATCTTCAAGGCCATCACCAAGATCGAGGTGACCGGGGACGCGAACGCCAACGCGATCTTCATGCACCCGACCGACTGGCAGAACCTGCGCCTGACCCGGACGACCGATGGTGTCTACATCCTCGGCAACCCGTCCGACGCGGCCAGCAAGACGCTGTTCGGCCTCCCGGTGATGACCACCACGGGCATCGGCGCCGCCGGCACCGCCGGCGTCATCGACACCTCGTTCATGGAGGTCGTGGAGCGCGAGG